TCTGTAAGATGCCACGTCAGACTGGTAAATCCACTACAGTCGTATCTTACCTTTTGCATTATGCTGTGTTTAATGATAGTGTAAACATTGGCATCCTGGCAAACAAAGCAGCAACCGCAAGAGAACTTCTTGGTAGGTTACAGACTGCATACGAGAACCTTCCCAAGTGGATGCAGCAGGGTATCATAGCATGGAACAAAGGATCTCTGGAGTTAGAAAATGGCAGTAAGATATTGGCAGCTTCTACGTCTGCAAGTGCTGTCCGAGGTATGTCGTTCAACATCCTCTTTCTCGACGAGTTCGCATTCGTCCCGAATCACGTTGCTGACTCGTTCTTTGCATCTGTTTATCCTACTATTACTTCTGGTAAAAACACCAAAGTAATTATTGTATCCACCCCACACGGTATGAATCACTTCTACCGTTTGTGGCATGATGCAGAGAGGCAGAAGAATGATTATGTCCCTACGGATGTTCATTGGTCAGAAGTTCCAGGTAGAGATGATAAATGGAAAAAGACAACTATTAAGAACACATCAGAGGCACAATTCAAGGTTGAGTTTGAATGTGAGTTCCTAGGATCAGTTGATACTCTAATCGCACCTAGTAAGTTAAGAACTTTAATTTATGACAATCCAATTCAAAGAAGTGCCGGGTTAGATGTTTATGAACCATCTANAGAAAATCATGATTATGTAATGACTGTTGATGTTGCAAGAGGAGTTGGAGAAGATTATTCAGCATTTGTTGTGGTTGATATTACGGAGTTCCCTCATAGAGTTGTTGCNAAATATAGAAANAATGATATCAAACCAATGCTTTTCCCTAATATCATATTTGAGGTAGCAAGAAATTATAATAGTGCATTTATCTTATGTGAAGTAAATGATATTGGAGATCAGGTTGCAAGTATTCTTCAGTATGATCTTGAGTATCAAAACCTTTTGATGTGTTCTATGAGAGGTAGAGCAGGACAGATTGTTGGTCAGGGATTCTCTGGTAAGAAAACACAGTTGGGAGTTAAGATGTCCAAAACTGTGAAGAAGGTTGGATCACTTAACCTTAAGACACTTATTGAAGAAGATAAACTTATCTTTAGTGACTATGAGATTATCTCAGAACTCACTACATTCATCTCAAAGCATAACTCATTTGAGGCTGAAGAAGGTTGTAATGATGACTTAGCAATGTGTCTTGTCATATATGCTTGGTTGGTCCAGATGGACTACTTCAAAGAGTTGACAGATCAAGACGTAAGAAAGAGATTATATGAAGAACAAAAGAATCAAATTGAACAGGACATGGCACCATTTGGATTCTTAAATGATGGGTTAGGTGAAGACAGTTTTGTTGATAGTGATGGAGATAGATGGACAACAGCAGAATACGGTGATAGATCCTATATGTGGGAATATCGTTAATGGACTTAGATGGTCAAATTAAGTTAGGACATCTTTTACTACAAGATAGAAAGTGTAGAGTTTGTGGTGAGACAAAAAACTTAGTTGAGGATTTTTACAGAACTAGAAAAGATAGAGGACCAGTAGCATCCTCATATTCTTATGAGTGTAAAGACTGCACAATAAAAAGAATGTTGGAGAGAAAAAGAAAAAAAGATCCGTTCGTTGACTGGAGTTATCCAGATTGGTAGTTCACGTCACGTTTCCCCTGTGAAACTATACGTTTTAATAAATATTTTCAGATAAACTGAGACTCGGAGAACAAAAACATGGCGACTCCTCAATTATCTCCAGGCGTATTAGTCAGGGAGGTTGATTTAACAGTAGGAAGAGCTGATAATGTACTAGACAACATTGGTGCGATTGCTGGACCATTTAAGATCGGACCAATTGATGATCCAATTGACATTTCTACAGAACAAGAACTTATTGATACATTCGGTAAGCCTCTGTCAACTGACACGCAATACGAGTACTGGATGAGTGCATCATCTTTCCTTTCTTATGGAGGAGTACTGAAGGTTGTTAGAACTGATGACACCAACCTTAACAACGCAAACGCAGGTGTTGGAATTGGTTCAACAACTTCACTGAAGATTACCAACTATGACGACTACGTTGGTTTCCATACTTCAGACAATAGCTTTACTTATGCTGCTAAAAACCCTGGAACCTGGGGTAATGGACTGAAAGTCTGCACAATCGACGACTTTGCTGATCAAAGAGTCGGTATTGCAACAACTGGTCTTGCTGATGCTGGTGCAACAATCGGATTCGGTGTAACCGCATCACTTGACAATGCAGTTATTCCTGGAACTGGATCTACTTCTGGTTTCACTGGATTCCTGAAAGGTATCGTTGTTGGAATGGCAACGGATGTAACTGGTGGTAGTAGCACGGTTGATATTAAAGTAGTTTCCCGTGTTGAAACCGTTGGTGGTGGATCTACAGAAACTTCTGTTACCTATCAAGAAGGTTCCAATACAAGAGCATTCGGAACTAGTGTAGGACTGCACTTTGTCAATAACTCAGGTATTAACAGCACAGGAACTAATCCTAGTAATACTGTTTATACTCCTACAACAGCTGTTGACTGGTATGAGCAACAAACTCTGGGTCTGACCAACGCAACTACTTTCTGGAAAGCAATTGCACCAAGACCTACTTCTAATGTTTATGTAACTGATAGAAACGGCAAAAACGATGGACTTCACGTTGTCGTAGTTGATGATGCAGGAACCATCACTGGAATTAAGGGCAACATTCTTGAGAAGCACATCAACCTGTCTAAAGCAGGAGATGCAATCTCTAATGTAAATGCACCTCAGAGAATCTTCTACAAGGATTATCTTGCTGATTTCTCTGCTAACATTTATGCTGGTTATAATCCTTCCCAGCAACATGATGCAGAATTTGGTACTACTCCAAGAGCAACTGGATTCTCCACTGACTTTACTCAGATCACAACTGCAGATGGACTTTGGGGACAAGCTGCTCAAGACGTTACATTTGCTGGTCTTGGTGCTATAACCTACACCTTCGGTGGTGGAGTTGATTACTCCTCAACTGGTGGAATGAAGGCAGAACTTTCCAACCTAATCACTTCATACGGACTCTTTGCTAACAAAGATGAAATAGAAGTTGATTATCTGATCATGGGTCCTGGTTGTGCAACTGAAGCAGAGTCGCAAGCAAAAGCAAACTATCTGATTTCTGTTGCTAACGACAGAAAGGATTGTATGACAGTCATTGGACCTCACAGAACAAATCTGGTTAACATCACTAACACCAACACTCAGACAGAAAATCTGATCAACTACTTTAGTTCACTGTCCTCCTCGTCTTATGCGACATTTGATAGTGGATACAAGTACCAGTATGACAGATTTAATAACGAGTTCCGTTATATTCCAACGAATGCTGACGTTGCTGGTCTCATGACACGCACAGCAATTATTGCATATCCATGGTTCTCACCTGCTGGACAGCAACGTGGTGTTATCAACAATGCCGTTAAACTGGCATATAACCCCAATAAAGCACAAAGAGATCGTCTCTATCCTGCAAGAATTAACTCCTTCGTCACTACACCTGGCATCGGAACACTCCTCTTCGGTGATAAAACCGCACTCGGATATGCTTCCGCATTCGACAGAATCAACGTCCGTCGTTTGTTCCTTACCATTGAACAGGCACTAGAAAGAGCAGCACAAGCTCAACTCTTTGAACTCAACGATGAGTTAACTAGAGCTAACTTTAAGAACATTGTTCAACCTTATCTCCGCGATATTCAAGCAAAGAGAGGACTTTATGGATACATGGTTGTTTGTGATAGCACGAACAACACTCCTGACATCATCGATAACAATGAGTTTAGGGCAGACATCTTCCTGAAGCCTGCTAAGTCGATTAACTACGTAACACTTACCTTCGTTGCTACCCGCACTGGTGTTAGCTTTGAAGAAGTAGTTGGCAGAGTTTGATAGCATTATCTAAATAACAAAAGGAGGATTAACAAATGCCACACTCTATCGAGAAAATCAAATCAACTCTGATCGGGGGCGGTGCTCGCCCCAATCTATTCCAGGTAGACTTAACGTCTTTCCCTGGATCTGGTGACGAAGGATACGATTCAGATAGTTTTTCTGTTCTCTGTAAGGCAGCACAGTTGCCTGCATCAAACGTAGCATCGATTGATGTTCCATTCAGAGGCAGAATCTTCAAAGTTGCTGGTGACAGAACCTTTGATACCTGGACCGTTACAGTAATCAACGATAACGATTTCGTTATCCGTGCTGCAATGGAACGTTGGATGCAAGAGATTGCACAATATGCTGACGGATCTGGTCTGCTCAACCCAGCTGACTATCAAGTTGATGCTGTTGTTAAACAGTTCAGCAGACTTACTTCTAACCCTTCTGAAAGAAGTGGTGATGGTCTTGAAACTATCAAGAAGTACAAGTTCTATGGAATATTCCCAACAAACATTGCTGCTATTGATCTGTCTTACGACACATCTGACACCATTGAAGAATTCACAGTTGAATTCCAAGTCCAATACTGGTCCCCAGATAACACTGCTGACTGATCCATAAATAGATCAGACTTAAGTTAGTTTATAATAATGTCTAAGTTATTTGGGTTCTCTATTGAGGACACAGAACCACTATCTCCAAGTGCCGTCAGTCCCGTTCCTCCTAATAATGAGGACGGGAATGACCACTATATGAGTAGTGGTTTTTTTGGTTCTTATGTGGACATTGAGGGTGTATATCGCACCGAATTTGACCTAATTAAAAGATATCGTGAAATGGCACTGCATCCTGAAGCGGATAGTGCCATTGAGGATATTGTAAATGAAGCAATTGTTTCAGATTCTAATGATAGTCCAGTTGAGATTGAACTTTCAAATCTTAATGCAAGTGATGGTATCAAAAATATAATTCGTAAGGAATTTAAATATATTCTTGACCTTCTTGATTTTGACAAGAAGGCACACGAAATTTATAGGAATTGGTATATTGATGGTCGCATTTATTATCATAAAATTATTGATATGAAGGATCCTGAAGCAGGAATTCAGGAACTTCGTTATATTGACGCAATGAAAATGCGTTATGTAAGGCAACAAAAGAAAAAGAAAGGTGATATTAATAATGCGGTTGCAAGGATAAAAAGTGATAATCCTATGGATTATGATTTTCCTGAGATTGAAGAGTTTTTTATCTATAATCCTAAAGCAGTTTATCCAACTGGAAACCCCATGCAAACTGGGGCACAGCAAGGAATTAAAATTGCAAGAGATGCAATCACATATTGTACATCTGGATTAGTTGATCGTAATAAAGGATCAACTCTTTCGTATCTTCATAAAGCAATCAAGGCACTCAATCAACTTAGAATGATTGAGGATTCACTGGTCATCTATAGATTGTCCCGTGCTCCCGAACGTAGAATTTTCTACATTGACGTTGGTAATCTTCCTAAGGTAAAGGCAGAGCAATACCTTCGTGATGTGATGACTCGTTATCGCAANAAACTTGTATACGATGCAAACACAGGAGAAATCCGTGATGACAAAAAGTACATGGCAATGCTTGAAGACTTCTGGCTTCCCAGGCGTGAGGGTGGAAGAGGAACCGAAATATCCACTCTCCCTGGCGGACAAAACTTGGGTGAAATCACTGATATTGAGTATTTTAAAAAGAAACTCTATCGTTCACTTAACGTCCCACCATCAAGAATGGATGGAGAAGGTGGGTTTAACTTGGGGAGATCTTCTGAGATCCTGAGAGACGAACTCAAGTTTACTAAGTTTGTTGGACGTTTGAGAAAGAGATTCTCCAACATGTTTAATGACATGCTGAAGACCCAATTACTCCTGAAGAATATAATTACTCCAGAAGATTGGGAGATCATGAGTGAGCATATTCAGTATGATTTCCTTTATGACAATCATTTTTCTGAATTGAAAGAGGCAGAACTTCTCAATGAGAGACTAACTCTTGCTCAAACTGCAGAACCATATATCGGCAAATACTATTCTCAGGATTATGTCCGTCGTAAAATCTTACGTCAGACTGATATTGAGATTATTGAACAGGATAAGTTGATTGCAAAAGAGATAAAAGATGGTGTAATTCCTGATCCAGCAACGATTGATCCTGCTACTGGACAACCTTTAGACTCAGCAGCAGGTATGGATTTAGGTAAACCACAGATGGAACCTGAAATTGATGCATCTGCCGCCGAACCTATTGAGATGCCAAAAGGTGGTGAAATATAAAGTAAATGGATGATATTTACAAGAATTTAAGACAACGTATTCAAATAATTATTAGTACAAATCAATATAAACANCCACATTTAAATGATTTAAATTTACATAATTGTCATCCACACATATTCCCCTATCAACCTCTTCATCCTTTTTATTTTGATAGTGCTAAAAAAATATAAATACTCATAGTCGTATAATATACAATTAAATGGATGACCTTTTAGATATGATCATTGCTGATGAGTCACCATCTCAAATTAGTGATGCAATTAAAGACGTTCTTTATGCAAAGTCTGCAGAAAGAGTTGATGCATTTCGTCCCCTCGTAGCAAATGGTCTTTTCACTGGAGAAGATCAAATTGAAGTTGAGGACGAAGCACCTGAGACCACCGATGGTGTCTGATTTATAAATAACTACTATAAATGAACTCTAAAAAATAATGGGACATAAACCAGTAGGAATTAATTCCGCTTTAGATATTGCTAGTACAACTAATAAAAGAAGTCTTGATAAAACCCTTCAAAAAACAGACTCTTTGAGAGTTGTGGCTAAAGGTGCGGGTTGTCACATTGCTATTGGAACTCTTCCGACAGCAGCAGTGACAAATTATTATGTACATGCAGGTGAGTCTGAAGTTATTTCCTTAGGATCAGTCAAATCAAACAAAGTTACTGGTATTACTACTGGTGCCACCACAACTATTGATTTTGCTGAAGGAACTGGATCACCATTTGAGGTTGGAGATGCAGTTACTTTAACCGTGACTGGACAATCTGATTACGATTTTACTCATAAAATAGTTTCATCTGTTAATGCTGTTGCTGGTATAGGTGGGTTCTATAGCACAAGAATTGTGGTAGATCATGATTCTTCCACAGGGAATCCAGCAGCATTACTGCCGACTTCATCAGCAGAACTGAGAAGCTCCTTTATGGTTGCTACCTTTGGTGATGGATCTGGAACACTTCATTATCAACAAGTACAATCAAGCGGAGGGGCATCCTAATGAAACTGATTAGAGAAGAAATTGAATCAGTAAAATTCCTTGTAGAAACTACCAANTCTGGTAAGAAATCNCTGTACATTGAGGGAGTTTTCCTTCAGGGTAACATCAAGAACCGTAATGGTCGTATGTATCCTATGGAAACTCTTCGTCGTGAGGTTTCTCGTTACAATGAAGCACACGTCAATGCTGGTAGAGCACTTGGTGAACTTGGTCACCCCGATGGTCCTACCGTCAACCTAGATAGAGTTTCTCATAAAATTGT